GCCACCCCCATGATTTTTATGATGACCCGCATGAGAGCCAGAACGAACAGGACGCACAACAGGCACTCGGCTCCCATTGATGCACCCCCAGCAATACACAAGATGAAGCGCAACAGTGAGCGCCACGATTACTGAATCGAATTGAGTTAAATCAATATGTGAAGCCAGTAGCAGCAGCACATCCAGCGCCATGATGCCACCAACAGGAAGCAGGATTGACAGCCGGTGCGTATGCTGGATAGACAGAAACCACAGGAAGTCGATGGTAGCCATTGCGCCATTCCATCTAAGCGCGTAGCCGTCGAATCCGTATAACTCAATCATCGCAACGGAGTTAGACTCCATCCATGCGGATGCACAATTAGCAGCAAGGATTGCGACCAGCCCAGCAATAGCAAATACCGGCCTGCGCACAGACAGCAGCAAGGCCACCGCATAAACGCACACAAGGCCAATATTCAAAATCTCACTGAGCTGGTCGGTGATCATTTCTTCTTCCCGCCGCCGCTCTTGGATGAGCCGGATTTGTTGCCTGGTCGTGATGCGTTGCCCATGTTGTGCTCCTGTTGATTAGTTCAGTTGATTATATAGGACTCATTCGTTCAACGGCAAATCGAGCGGCCCTTCGTACAGAGTCTGCCACCAATGCACGGTCGCGTTGCCAGCCCCTGGGTTAGAAATACTGAAAACGTGGCTTGTGTTAGGCTTCAGGACGTACTCAAGGCCAAGCGCGTCGCTGCCAATACGGCTCTGCTCGTTTTTACCGGCAGCAAATATTGGGAATGGCTCAAGGTACTGCTCGGTTGCCGCTGTTGGCGTCCCTGGCGTCACTGAATGCCACATTTGAAACCCAATCGGCACCTTGGTGATGTTGTTCGGGTTGCGGATAGGGATGATGTTTCCAGATACCGCACCGGTAAACGCCAGGTCAGAGCGAGCATAGTATTCAACCCGAGTTGAGCCGATTTGGCTTAGCAAGCGCGACTTGATTACTACCGGGTCATCACCAGTTGTTACGCCGATATGCACAGTTGCACCAGCGTTAACAGTCAGGATGGCAGACGCCACCCGCTGCCGGCCGGTCTTGATGTTAACCTCGGTGTAGTTCTGGGAAACTACAGCGCGAAGCCCCTGAAACACGCGAAGCCACAGAGTGTTCAATCCGCTCATTCTTCTACCACCTGCCGCGCTTTGCGGCGCTTGGTTGCATTGTATAGCGCCACCTGCATGGCGCGTGTCCATTCATTCCATGCGAGTGGCTTACTCATGGCTACGCCTTAGCCTTGGCCGTGCGGGATTTTACTTGTGGCGCCAGAACTTCATTGATTGCCGACTTGATTTCATCGCGCTTGGCAAACTCAGCCATGCGAGAGTCAACTGCACCGGCGTTGCACGTTGCCAGGTCAACCTCTGGCACTGATTCAACCGGCGCAAGCTGGCCTCGCAGCTCTTCAATTTCTGCTTGCAGTTGTGAAATCTTGGTGAAAATCTGGTCGTTGGTGAGTTGTGTCATGATGATGCTCCATGTTGATATGCGCCCATTATACCGTTGCTGGCGCAGGAAAAGAAAAAAGCCCCGCGAACGGGGCTTTGTTGTCATAGTTTAATCCATCACTTTGACTTTGACACCGCTCTCGGCCGCAGTGGTTCCAGGGATAAACAGGAATTTGTAATACATGGCTTTCACATCAAGCGTTGCGTAAACACCAGCAACACACTCGGCGTTGGTGAACGTCTTGGTTGTGCTATAGTTTTCGCCATCGAGTGACAGCTTTAACTGCAACGTACAATCGTTACTGAGAGTGCCATATGGTGTGATTTGCACACCGATACGCTGAGAGTTGATTGCTTGTGCGGTATGCGAGTCCGCACCGTTAGTCAGCGAAAACTCAGAGCCTACCGCACCGTTGCCAAACTGAACTGGCTGACCGGCATAGGTCGGAGAAACAACAGACATTGAGTTACTCATCACACACCTCGCGATACTTTAATTGATGACGCCGCACCGAGCGACGTAACAGTGAATTTGACGAACTTATAATCAAAGTTCATCGGTGGAGTTACCAGCGTGCTACCGGCAGTGTCCATTGTGATTGTCACAGCGTACCCAGCCGCCACGCTTGACGCATCGTCAGACCCAGTGATGGTGACAACGGCGGATGCACCAGCAAGCAGAAACCCGAATCGCTCAGGGTTAACCGATGATGGCAGCCATCCGGAATCATCGCCGCTAGTTGACGAGTCTAAAACAATCGCGCCTTTCGCTTGTGGCATATAGTGCCAATCTCCACCAATCGCCATTGCTGCACTCGCGCCAACCGCCACGACGGTTCCAACGCCTACCGTAGCTGGATCTGGCAGCGTTGTAACGGTGTACTCGCGCTGCCCGTCTGGCTGCACCTTATAAATTGAAGGCGTGCCGGTGTAAGTAACGGTAAAAGCCACATCCTCAGAAAACGGCCCGATTACGCGGTCTGACTTCCACGCCTTGCAGTTATCTCTTACTGACGCCCCAGTTACCGTGTAGTCAAACACAGTAGAGCCGTCACCATTTGCGATGTCGATGTATAGCTGATAACCAGCTTTGAGTGTTCCAGATTGCGTAGTCATGTAGTTACTCCACTGTGGTTTTGCTCATTATACCGCTGCTGGCGCAGGAAAAGAAAAAAGCCCTCACTAGGAGGGCTTTTTGATTCGCTACCGTTAACCGTTGGTGCGAAGCACTGCCAGCGGCACGTTCTTGCGTTGGTATACGCGATCCCAGTTTGCTGCGGCTGCAAGCTCGGCCTGGGTGGCTGACTGACCAGCCACAGAGGTGGAAGTGAACTTGAAGCCCAGCGGGTGGATGATGTCGGCGCGACGGCTATACAGCAGCCATTGACCACCACCGTTACCGGCATCAGGATTGCGCTCCATCTCAGACGGAACCAGCACGCGACCTTCACCCAAGCGGAACGCGCCAGCACCAAACAGGACAGTATCGTAATAAATCTTGGTGGTATCGTAGGTAACGCCAGCCAGGGAGTCATCAACGATAACGGTCTTGCCTTGGTAGGTAGGAATGTTCACTTCACCACGAGCATTCGGGATGAAATCAATCAGGTTCTGCTTCTGCAAGCGGCGATACACAACAGAGTGCATAGCGATTACTTGCAGGTTCTCGCCACGGTCGCCCATGGTCTGAACGCAGTCGATGATTGCGTTGGCGTCAATCTTGTTGGCATCAGCAACCGTGCCGCTAGCTGCAACTGAAATATCCAGCAGCATGTCGCCCTCATCGTTTGCCTTGTTGTCAGCGATAATGCCACGGATGGAGTTGATGATGCGCTTTTCGTTGTTGGTTGCCCAGTACTGACCGATGCGGCTAGTGATAGCGCCAACAGGGTCAGCCAGCGCCAACTCGGCAGCCAAGTCCATGACAGACCAGCTCTTATTCTGTGACGCCAGGCGGTAAACCATCTTGGAAGAGGTGATTTTAGCCGGAGTTGACAGGGTTGCCGGGTTGTCGTTTGAGTAGTTCGGCTCTTCGGTGCCGAGCGCCTGATAGAATGGCAGCTCACCGATGCTGCCACCAGTGGAGGCCATGCCATCGATCACGCCGTCACGCACAGCGACGCCGGATTGAATGAAGCGGTTGAGTTGGGTCTGCGCTTCTTGTTCGCCTTGAGCGAATACAAGCGGGTTATACACGTCAGCTAATTGCACTACGGCCATGATTGATCACCTATCGTTTACTGAGTTGTTCGAATAGAGCGGGGTTGGTGTTTGCCAACTGCGCGCGCTCTGTCATAGTCATTTTCGATAAGTCCACGGCCCCACCGTGACCCACCCCGCCAGCAGCCCCGCCACCGGTCGATTGAACCCCTGTCAGCAGCGGCTGAAAATCAGCGCTGCTATACAGGTACTTGATAAAATCTTCCTTCCCGCCTTGCAGTGGCTTGCCATCTGCACCTCGGAATGTTACGGCAGGCTCTCCGTCATCACCATAACCAACATCAACCAGACCGCCTAGCATCAGCTTTGCGGCAGCTGGTGAAATAAACTTGCCAGCTACTTCCGCCAGGACTGAATCCTTCACGCCGCCCAGGATGCGCTGGTCACGCTGGCGGATTTGGTCTTGCAGCGCCTTCTCCTTGCTTGCATACAGCTCTTGCAGGGCCGCCACATCACCGGATTTTTTTGCGGCCGCCTCTTCTGCGGCCTTCCGCGCCTCTTCGGCCTCTTTCGCCTTCTGCGCTGATGCCTTCTTCTCTTCCAGCAGACTATCTCGCTGCTGCTTAAGCCCCTTCACCTCATCGGCTTCTTCCAACTTGGCTTTAAGCACCTCCGCCTTGGCGTCATCGACATCAAAGCCTAATTCTTTCAATGCATCCACGATACTCGGCATTTTATCCCCCTAGGATGTAGCCAATTGACAGACCCAGCCTGTCAATGCACACATTTTAATTTTTCGGTTGACGGTATGCAAATCAGGGCATATACCATGCCCTGTGTCACTCATTCCGCAAGAACGCCGCTATCTCGTCATTCCTGGCGGCCATTTCCTTGAGCGTCAACGGCTTGCCGAGTTGCGTTGTCGATGCCGCCTTAAACTCGGACGGCGATAGTCCTGAGTTGAGGAAAATATCCGCCTGCGTCTTGCCGAGTGCAGATTGCACGGTCGATAGCGGTTGCGCCTTCAGCCACTCGTAGTATGTGGTGTCAGCCGATACGCGCTCTGCCTTGCCGCCTGATACTGCTGGGCGAGTGCCGCCCTCTGTGGCGAATGCGTATTCTTCGGATAAAATTGCAGAAAGAGTCGTTCGACACCCATGATGGTAGGGGGGCCGCGGAAACTTCCCGTCGCGGTAGTAGTATTTTTTGCCGTCGGCCCATCGGCAATACGGACTTGTGCGGCTATCCAGCGTTGCCACCACTTCCTCTCCCACCACGATATCATCGTTGGCCTCGAAAAACCGCGCTTTGGTCTGCGATGACATATGCATGACGGCGGTTTTTGCCATGCTGTAGGCGTTGGCCTTGGTCAGGTTCAGCTTGCCGTCGGCGTACCTGGCTGACTTCGTACCGATAACATCGCGCGCAATCTGTTGCGTGGTCATGCCGGAGTAATATCCGTTACTGATTACACCTGCGATGCGGTCGATTTCCTTTTGCTGCCAGCCTCGCGTATACGCGCCGAAGTCCACAGCAGAGCCATTCAGCAGCAGCGGATTGTTATTGATGGCACTCAGCGCCTGCTCAAGCGTTGGCGTCACAGGCGAAGAAAACGCGCCGAATACCTTGCCGTTGAATGCCAGCTCCGACTTCACGAATTGGTCAATCTCAGCAATGAACTCATCAGTAAATCTTGACAGTTCACCGCTCATGCGGTTTTTCACGTCATCAAGCAGTATTTGCAGACGCTTCTTGCTGGCAATCGAGCCGCCTTCCTTGGCTAGTCTTGTCTCTAGGTAGTCGATAAGGTCGAGCAGAAACGCATCGACCTTTTTCGCCTCTCCGGCAGAGTAGCGCACCACATCAATCTGGTGCGCTGTGTATGAGTTATCAAGTGGCGTCATTCAGTGGCACCACCGATGCCGCTAGATAAATCAGTGCGCCCCTCAATTTCTAACTGGTTCTGAATGTCCTCATCAGTCCATTGCTCAGGCACCCACCCGCCACGACGTGCAGCTTGATAGAACAGCGTAGCAGGCAGCAAGCCAGCCAGCACGGCGGCCATCCATTGCTGTGCATCCTGCGCCGTCATCTGCTGCATGTAGAACTCTTTGCTGAGTGCGAACACAACCTCATCAGGATTAACGCCGACGAATCGAGCGCATTGGCGCAGTGCGGCGGCGTACATGGCAGACGCGTTTTCCGCGATGGTCGCCATCACGCTAGAATCGGCGCTGGCCTGGTAGCGTGCGGCCTCTGCGGTTTGGTTGCTTGCCGTCGTGATGAGTTGAGCGCCAAGCATGATAGCCTGCGCCTCTTTGTCTTTCATTAACTCACGGGCGAGGTTGTTGGCGTCAGCTTGCAGCAGGAACATGTTTCCGCCTTCGCCAACGTTAACGCCGTAGTTAGCGCCTACCTTGATGCCAAGCGGGTTTGCTTCGTTCCATTGCGGCCCAGACATCCCTTTACCTGGTGCAACAACAGGCGTTGGCTGGCTCAGGATAAAACTCGATTCCTCAAGGTCTGCACTGTTGCGATAATGCCCCAAGTTGACCTGCGCAAGGTCATAGATTGGCGACTCGTCCGGCGTGATGTCGTTGTTTCTAGCGCCACCCCAAAAGAATGGAATGAACGTCATGCGCTTGCCAGCTTCTAGCGGCTGGAACGACTCAACCAGCGCCTCATCTCGGTAAACTTCCTGCACATACAAGCCGGATTCATCAAGCCGCAGCACGCGGTATTGATAGTAAACCTGGAACGTGAACGCGTCCTCTTGCTTCTCGTACGGCTCGCGCAGTACCACCATATCGGTGATCACTCCAGAGCCTACGCGCCGAGTGTGCCAGTTGATAATGTCGTGTGCTGAATACGCAGCAATGCGCGGGACTTGCTTACCGCTCAGGTTATCGGCCACTGATACGGCCCCGCTAGCTGGCGGCATGTCCACCAGCAATCCGCAGCGACCGTGGCGATACAGCCATTCCGTGGCGTCTTTTGATTGCTGCACCAGTGTGACGCCAGAGCCATCGGCATTGGTCAGTAGGTATTGCAACGCAGAAGGAAGCTCAATGGTCGGTGCTTTGCGGTAGATGCCGCCAAGCACGGCATCCAGCGTGCGTTTGGTGAAGTTGTAGAACAATGCCCGCTTGAGATACTGCATGTATCGCTCAATCGAGCCAGCGTACTGGTTTTGCCATGCGATAAGCGCCTTATCTGACAGCCCCTGCGGGGTCGGAGCTTTGCCAGGCATTGGTAGATATAGCTCGCCAGCCTCTTTCACTGTCG